ACCTCCATTGAGGAAGCATTAGGTTGTGCTGTAGATGAGTTCGTACCTACACACCTAGTAGACCAGTTACAGGAACAAGGTGTATATCGTAACGTATATGTAGGTTCTGCCGCACCAGACTTTGACATTGAACCAGATAAAGATTTGTCAGTGTTTGAAGACGATAAAGTGCGCTTAACTAAGTACTACGGTTTAGTACCTCGTCATCTATTAAAGGCGGCACAAGAAGAAGAAGAAGCAGAAGAAGTAGAAGAACTAGTCGCTCCTGATGAAGATGAAGATACATACTACGTAGAAGCTATTGTTGTTATTGCTAATGACGGTACGTTACTTAAAGCAGAAGCTAACCCGTACATGATGGGTGACAGACCAATCGTTGCATTCCCGTGGGATGTCGTTCCTAGCCGTTTCTGGGGCAGAGGGGTATGTGAGAAAGGGTATAACTCACAAAAGGCGTTAGACGCTGAAATACGAGCCAGAATTGATGCTCTTGCATTGACTATACACCCTATGATGGCTATCGATGCTACACGTATGCCTAGAGGTTCTCGTGCTGAAGTACGTGCGGGTAAGACTATCTTGACTAACGGCAACCCTGCTGAAGTCCTACAGCCTCTTAACTTTGGTAATGTTAGTCAGGTTACGTTTGCACAAGCCGCTGAGTTACAGAAGATGGTACAGACAGCTACAGGTGCTATTGACTCTGCGGGTATCTCTGGTTCTATTAATGGTGAGTCAACTGCCGCAGGTATCTCTATGAGCCTCGGTGCTATTATTAAACGTCATAAACGTACATTGATTAACTTCCAAGAATCATTCCTTATTCCCTTCATAACTAAAGCCGCACATCGCTATATGCAGTTTAATCCTGAGCGTTATCCTGTTGCGGACTATAAGTTCCACACATCTAGCAGTCTAGGTATCATTGCTCGTGAGTATGAAGTTACTCAACTAGTACAGTTACTACAGACTATGCAACAAGACAATCCAATGTACTCACAGTTGATTATGTCCATTGTAGACAACATGAACTTGTCCAACCGTGAAGAACTTATCATGTCTTTACAACAAGCTAATCAGCCTAACCCACAAGCACAGCAAGCACAACAAGCTATGCAACAAGCACAGATGGAGTTCCAGAAGTCACAGACTGCGGCATTACAAGGTCAGGCTACAGAGTCACAGGCTCGCGCACAGAAACTTGCGGCAGAGGCTCAGGCAGTACCACAGGAACTTGAGATTGACCGTATCAAAGCAATTACGACTAATATCAAAGAGGGAGATGCGGATGACAAAGAGTTCCAGAAGCGTCTTAAAATATCAGAGCAGTTACTAAAAGAACGTGAAGTAGCTGTCAAAGAACAAGGAAAACCTAATGCTGACACAGCACAAGTTCAACGAAGCAATAGAGCAAGTCAACCAAGCCTTCAGCCAAACATTCAAGAGACTAGCGGAATTGGAAGCAGAAGTCCAAGACCTCAAGGAATCCCGCAAGGAGAAGCCTAATGCCCGCAAAAAAACCAGACCCAAGACTAGCTAGAGCAGGAGTCTCTGGCTACAACAAGCCAAAGCGTACACCAAAGCACCCTACTAAGTCTCACGTAGTAGTAGCTAAGGAAGGTGACAAGGTTAAGACTATACGCTATGGTCAACAGGGAGTTTCAGGTGCGGGTAAGAATCCTAAGACTGCATCTGAGAAAGCAAGACGTAAATCTTTTAAAGCAAGACACGCCAAGAATATAGCCAAAGGTAAAATGTCTGCGGCTTACTGGGCAAATAAATCAAAATGGTAAAGAGGAGATAATCATGCCATACGGTAAAGGTACATACGGTAGTAAAGTAGGAAGACCACCTAAGAAGAAGACAGCAGTTAAACCTAAAAAGAAGCCAATGAAAAAAGGCAAGTAATTATGCCTGTTAAAAAGAAATCCACAGTAAATAAGGCGGGTAACTACACTAAGCCTACCATGCGTAAGAACTTGTTTAATAAGATTAAAGCAGGTACTAAGGGTGGTAAGGCAGGACAGTGGTCTGCTAGGAAGGCACAGATGCTCGCTAAGGAGTACAAAGCTAAGGGTGGAGGGTACAGGTAATGCCGCTAAAGAAGTCACAGAAAAGCCTGAAGAAGTGGACTAAGGAAGAGTGGGGTACTAAGTCTGGCAAGCCTAGCACACAGGGTAAGAAAGCTACAGGTGAACGCTATCTGCCCAAGAAGGCTCGTCAGGCTTTGACCAAGAAAGAATATGCCGCTACGACACGGAAGAAACGTGCTGACACCAAAGCAGGTAAACAAGTAAGTAAACAACCTAAGAAGATTGCAAAGAAAACAGCAAGACATAGAAAATAGTTCTTGACTTTTGTGACCAAATATGGTATAATATTCCTATAGTATACTTAAGTATATTATATAAATTAACAATAAAGACTGTCCATTAAGGAGAAACAGTAAATGACTGATGTAGAACTAGAGAAGTACTATCGTTCCTTTGAAGAGATGTTCCGTTCAGACGGATGGAAGAACTTAATGCAGGACATGAAGGGAAGTGCTGAGAACGTCAATTCAGTAGAAGCCTGTCAAGATGACAAAGACCTTTACTTTCGTAAGGGACAACTTGTAGTCATGGCTAATATGCTGAACCTAGAAGCACAGATAGAAACAGCTAAACAAGAGCAAGATGAAGAAGAAGTAGAAATAGACTAATGAGGTTTATGTTTGACTTCAAATGCGACAACGGACATGTCAATGAAAAGTTTGTAGATTCAGAGACAACCGAAGTACAATGTCCAGATTGTTCGTTGATAGCTAGAAAAATAGTTACACCTGTTACAATCAACGGTGGCGACTCTTGGAAGGAAACACGGAAGTGGGTTAAAAAAAGAGAGTCACACATGAGAGCAACAAAGGTGTAGCATTATAACGTAAGGACAACTCTTGACCATAGAACCCTTACACTTAATACACCTCCATAATGATATGAATCACGGAGTTTAATAATGGCAAGACTATTAGAAGAGCGTCCCACGGAAGACGTAGAAGAGAATGACATCGATAACCAAGTAGCACAAGACCCTCAACCAGAGGAAACTCTTGAACAACCTGAATCAGACATACCTGAGAAGTATCAAGGGAAGTCAACAGCCGAGATAGTAAGGATGCACCAAGAGGCTGAAAAACTCTTAGGTAAACAAAGTTCTGAAGTAGGTGACTTGCGGAAGGTTGTAGATGACTACATCCAGACACAACTCTCAACCCAAGAAACACAAGTAACAAATGCTGACGAAGAAGTAGACTTTTTCTCAGACCCCGACAAGGCAGTCGAAAGAGCGATTAATAATCACCCTAAGATAAAGGAAGCTGAACAAATCAGCAACCAATATCGTCAATCTACAGCGATGAACAAACTGCAAACCAAACACCCTGAGATGCAGGGAATTTTGCAGGATGAGAAGTTTGCTGAATGGATTAAGGGTTCTAAGATTAGACAACAGCTTTTTGTACAGGCAGACCAACAGTATGATTATGATGCCGCTGACGAGTTATTTTCCCTATGGAAGGAACGTCAACAGGTTGTCACTCAAACTGCCGCCAATGAGAAACAGCAACGCAAGCAAGCTGTTAAATCTGCATCCACAGGTAATGCCCGTGGTAGTGGTGAACAGCGAGGCAAGAAAGTCTACAGACGCGCAGACATTATTAAACTAATGCGTACTGACCCCGATAGATACCAAGCATTGTCAAATGAGATTATGCAAGCATATTCAGAGGGGAGGGTACGAAACTAATATTATTATATAGGAAGTATTAAAATGACTGATTCAACTTATCCCGCAAATGGCGGTTTCGTAGACAACACTAGCGCGGCTACTTTCATCCCAGAAATCTGGAGTGACGAAGTTGTTGCCGCTTATCAATCTAACCTTGTACTAGCTAACCTAGTCAAGAAACTATCCATGACTGGCAAGAAAGGTGATACTCTTCACATTCCTAAGCCTGTTCGTGGCGATGCTCACGCTAAAGCGGAAGGCACTGCTGTTACTGTACAGAACGCTACTGAAGGCGAAGTACAAATCGCATTAGACAAGCACTTTGAGTACTCGCGTCTAATTGAAGACATCACTGAGACTCAATCATTGTCTTCACTTCGTCAGTTCTACACTGGTGACGCGGGTTACGCTCTAGCTAAACAAGTAGACACTAGCTTGTTTGAACTAGGTAAGTCTTTCGGTGACAACGGTGGTGATTACGTTGGTACTGGTACTTATAACTTTGCAGGTGGTACTGGTGTTGAGGCTTATGCTGTAGACTCAGTTGCCGCAAGTGACGTATTCAACGATGCGGGTTTCCGTGCTTTGATTCAAAAAATGGATGATGCTGACGTACCTATGGACAATCGTTGTCTTGTAGTACCACCATCAATTCGTAACGCTATCATGGGCATTGACCGTTATTCGTCAAGTGACTTTGTAGATGGTAAAGTTGTAAACAACGGTCAAATCGGTAACTTATACGGTATTGACATCTTTGTTTCTTCTAACTGTCCTATCATCGAAACTGCGGCTGATAACAGTGCAGGTGGTGACGTTAAACAAGCTATGTTGTTCCACAAAGACTCTATGGTTCTTGCGGAGCAAATGGGTGTTCGTTCACAGACTCAGTACAAGCAGGATTTCCTGTCTACTCTATACACTGCTGACACTTTGTATGGTACTGCTGTTCTACGTCCAGATGCCGCATTTAACATTGCTGTAAACGCTTAGTAGTACTTAAGGGGTTTCTTCGGAAGCCCCTTTCCCTTTTCTTTTTTTATACAATTCTTTTTTTTTTTAACTATAGGAATGTTTCATGGCTATATTCAGAGGTGTAGGTGGCTCAGGAGATTCATCGGATAATTCCTTTCTACAGGAAGTAACTGCTCAAGCTAACGCGGCTGAAGCATCGGCTACTTCCGCACAAGCCTCTGCAAACTCTATATTAACTCTTACAGCCGCCACAGGTGATGCAGGTACAGAAGTAATCTATAATGCTTCTACAGGTGTTCTAACTGTCCCTAAAGGAGACACAGGAGCAACTGGTGCAACAGGAGCAACTGGTGCAACAGGAGCAACTGGTGCCACAGGACCTGCGGGTGCTGATGGAGCAGATGGTACTGACGGTTCAGACGCAAGCGTAACAGCCGCTAATGTTACTGGTGTCCTCACAGGAGGAACTGGTATCTCTATAGCG